GTACAAACCATTACTAATCATAGCATAATCAAATGTTGATACACTAGGATCAAGTCTGCGAACAGCACCACGCAAGTTTTCTTGTGAACTAGGTGACTTGCTGTGAATAATTTTAACACTAAGCCCTTCTACCTTTTCTACATTGCGGTGTCCGTTTCTGCTTAAGAACTCATCAAACTTACTGCTAAGTGTAGCTGGCTTCTTGATCTTTTCCCCAGTTTCCGCTTCTACAATTTCCTTTAAGAACTTGAATGGTAAGATTTTTTGGTCCACAAAAATGGGCAATACTCTTTCAAATATCTCAATCCAGTTATCACGTTGATCAATAAGTCTGCGTTGATAATCTTGCCCGTGTAATGGACGCAATACAGACATTGTGCTTACACTATGTTTTTTAATCATTGCCGCAAGCCACTTACCACATGCAATACGATCCTCAAATATAGCGGCCATATCTTCAGCCTTCTTTTTTGCTTGATCTGCTGTCAAAGTATACTTTTGCATCAAGTGGTCCAATAGTGAAATTTCAGTTGTAATAATACTCCAACGTCTATCCTCACCACCAGAACCACCACCTACCAATTTAATTAATCCAGTATTGTCCATGACCAAAATGTTAGCGGTAGCATCCACTGTATAACTATCAACACCTTTTGGCTCAACAACAATATTGCCGTTGCCAGTATTTTGCTTTAGTTCATCATTTGGAAACTTATCTTTCTTTTCATCATCAAATACATTGATAACTTTACCTTCCATGTTTGCATTAAAGCCACCTGTTAAGTTTTTACCTTTAATCCAACCTACACCTAACAATGTAAACACACTACTAAGGATCTTACAAAACAAACCTTTACCATTACCACCAGGGATACCAGTTAAGTTTATATTTGGTGTAGACACAAGTTTTTCAGGATACAAAAACTTGTAAGGTACCCATTGTTCTAAGTGTGCAATGTTTTCATCTTTGCCACCACCTAAACTATACATTAGATCATCAAATGCAGGATCATAATCATCACCTTGATCAATTGGTGCCCAAAATTCCCTTTGAATCTGTAACGCATTAAAAACATATTTGACATCCCATTTTGGATCATCAAAACTACTAGTGCGGATCATATAACTTGCACCAGCACGTTCAAATGCTGTTCGCAATCTATCTGCACCGCCTTGCCCACTGAAGGTATCAAAAAAGCCAGGCTTACCAATTAAGTTGTTTAAGATACCAACCATCTTAGATGCCGTTAAACTGTTTTCACGAATGTTTACACGCTTGTCAGTTTTAGAATAGTTTTTAATGATTACATACTTGTCATCTGTAGCAATGTAAGCAATATGCACACGCTTTAACTTGTCATTGTTATTGGTGCCACGAATCAAATCTTCCAAAGCTTTTTTAATGGTTTTATTCTTTTCTTCGTTTAACGCATTTAACTCTTTTTGTGTTTCTTCTAGTTCTTCATTGCTGGTTGTAATGGTTTTTTCATAGGCCTCTCTTACATGTTCATCTGTTTCTGTTTGTAATAGCTTAGTCTTATCAGCAATTTTATTTCTTAGTTCCTTTATCTTTGAAAGATATTGGTTCTTCAATGTGGATTCATTTAATGTTGCTTCTTCGTTCATAATTGAAACTCCACTGCTGTATAACTATCAACACCTTTTGGCTCTATGCAAAGAGTATTACCACCCATCATTTTCTTTAATGCGGTTCGTAATCTACCCAATCCAACTGAACCTGGTCTATCTTCTAAAGCAAAATGGAGTTCTGTATCAATTTCTCCGCGTAAAAATCTACGGGCATCTTCAATGCGGTTATGATTCATAAGACGATAGTATGTTAATATTGCATCTGGCTGGTCAGGATAGTTTTCATAAAATTGTTCCATGTCCATCACTTCAACAGTTCTGCCTAGTAGTTGTTCCATGAACACATATTCGTTCATTTTTTCAACATTTTTAAAATGGCGGCGTTTAACTTCACGCAATTCGCCTTCAGGCCAATATCTTCTATCTTTGTTATCTGGGACAAACGCCCAGGACATAACTCTATATTTGTATTGTTTCATAACTGCTCTCCTCCTAAATCCATTTTAAGTTTCTCACGCAAGCCCAATAGGAACTCACGTACTGGAGGAGGAATTATAACATTGCTATCTTCAGCAATGTCAAATATAGTTTCAAAGTCTTGTAGTGTGGCTTTGTTTTCTCTTAGTCTTACTAAGAAGTCTTCAATAATAATTTTGGTGGCTGTAGGTGTTAGTTTCATTTTAGTTCCTTATGCGTCTTCGTTTGGAACAACAACAGGAACCATGGTGCTACTGTTAAGCATACGCCCCAACTCAACACCATCGTGTGTTACAGCCATGACATGCCAGTTTTCTTCACCCCAAGTATCATGTGCCCTGCGATAAACATCAAAACCTTCTTGTTCAAAGTCTGTGATGTCCATTGTGAATGGTGCGTTGATTTGTTCTAAATCTGTAATTTCAATTTTCATATTATTTCCCTAATATTTTACTTAAAGCAACATGTCTACTGAGCATGTCTGTGGTAGCATCAAATTTATCATTTGTAGTTAGATATGGTGTATATCCTTGCTCAATTAAACTACAAAATAGTTTGTGTGCTTCATTGTAGGTGCTACAATAGTATTCTGCTGAAGTATCATCTTCGCATGATACTTCATACTTGTATTCAAATACTTTTATTGTTGTCATTGTAAGTTCTCTTTAATTAAAAATGTCCGTCAATCGTTGTTGGACCACAGGGTTCTTTCCCTGCCAAGACTTGGTTCTGGGATTGTATTCCCATCCAGGTGCTTGTGATGCCAGCCTCTTGGTGAGGTCAGGCATATTCTGATAAGGAGTAGTCCATGCTACAAACTTACCATGAATTATTGCGTCAACAGGAGCAGGCAGAATACTGCCTAATTTCCTATTGTAGCCTTTGAATGTGTTGTAATCTTTTAACTTACCGTGGCCTAGACGAGGATCGCGTCTAAGAAAGTAATCAATTTGACCTGGAGTAAAGTAGCCGTTCTTTTCAAAGTGCTGTAATGCTTCTAAGAAACGTGGCCATCCTTCATAATCAATGCCGCTGTTGTAGGCATTCTCCAGCCTAGTGGACCAGGACTGAATCCAGTTCGCAAAATCTTCTGTGTGGTTTACCATAATATATCGCTTTCATTTGTTTGTCTTTCTACATTGGTATCGTTTGGGCGATAACATTGTATATTATACTTATACTTGATGTATAGATCAAGTGCTCAAATGAAGCAAATTTTACTTACTTTTGGTTAAACTGCCCAAATGCTGGGGCTTTGGTGTGTTGCGTATTTGAAAGTTGTATAAATATAAACATGCAAGCAAAGCATATTGCTTGCTACTGGTTTGGTGAGTATATATCTCGTCGCTTGTTTGTCATTTAATTTAATTGTAATTGGGACGCCATCCTAATTACGCCAAACCAGGGAAGAGGATCAAGGTGCTGTTGGGGCACAGTATAACGTTTGTTATACAACTTGGTCCTTTTCTTATGGCTACTTCATTGTGTAACCAGCTTCCATTCGTACTACACTAAAATCTTCTGTGTTAAACAAAGTGTTCATCTTGTCCCGCAAGCGTAATGCGTGAGCCAAGTTTTGAAAGTTCACACGCGGATATTTTGGCCCAGGATATGGATGTTCAACGCTGGGAATGTTTTTAATTGCAATTGGTTTGCCTTTATAATAAACTCCCCAAGTGAAATCTGCTTCACATATTTCTAATGCTCGTTCATCTTCGTAAATGTGCTGTAATAATACAGTTGGTGATGGCCTTGCCATGTCATGCTCCTATAACTGGAATTCTTCTTGTATCCGCGGTAATGCCATACTGCTTGGCAATGATATGAATACGGTTGCGACTTAGTTCATACTTGTCAGCAATCTCTGTTCGTGTTAGTATACCCGCTCTCAAATCACTTAGGACTTCTTCGCGGTCATATTCCTTTTTTTGAGAACCAAATAATGCGTTGTTTGATATTGTTGATGTTACACCCAAGGCATTAGGTGGGCGAACTTTATTGCCCGTGGAATCACGAACAGGTGGCTCCCATTGATAAGTCACGGTCATGTTAGATGCTTTGAACCAGTTTATAGAACCAGTCATACGTGCAAGATCCAACCACTTGACTGTGTCCAACACACTAACAATGATCATGCGATAATCAGGTGCTCTATACACCATGGCCCAAGGCACATCTAATAAGTGGCTGAACGGTAAGTGGACTGGCATCACACAAGCACATCTTACATGTTCGCTTGTTACAGTTTCACTTACAAACTTATAATTGACTTCTCCTAGACTGGCTCGTAATACTGCTTGAGCACTGGGATATTTTGCTGTGCCATCACCTGCCATGGGATGCCATTTATTTGCCACAAGTTGGCTTGAGGGTTTTTGGAAAGTCATTGCTATTCAATAAAAAAGCGTAGATAATCAGTCTACGCTTTTATATATGGAACTTTACCAACTCAGGATTTGCCTGCTATCTTTTCTTGACTACGACCATATGCGGCAAGTCCAAGCACAGCACCCATTGCTATGTGATACAGGCCCGCACCTTGTAATGTCAACGGACTCCATTGGCTTGTTACTTGCCCACCTTGTACTGCTTGTAATACACTCCATAGCACTGGGAATATTACGAAGTCTGTGGCACAAGTAATCATATAGATGAACGCCATCATGGGTCTCCATCTACTGTTAATAAAGTTGCCAAACTTGTCATCAGTTTCAAGAGTGTTAGTGGCACCTTGGACTGCTACCTGTGCTGCCGCATCTGCCACTGCTTTGGTCTTAGCGGCTTCATCAGCACTTGACCAACCTCCAGCCGCTACCTTGGCATCAATACTGCGTTGTGCCCCAGGACTCATTTCGCCTAAGACATCAGTGTTAAAGAAGTTGTCAAGTTTTGGCATATTATTTTATGTGAGTGATTAGATAACCAAGGAAAGCTATAAGAGCCACAATCACTGATCCTGCCGCTGTAATGATAGCGGTGTGGCTTGAGTTATTGCGTTTCTCAATAAGTTCTTTGATTTCACTAAAACCTTTTGCTGTGCCTGAACTAAGTTCTTTTACAGTTGTTTCTAATTTGTCTAAACGATCTTCAATGTTTTTCATTTTAATATCCAAACCTAAAAAACGCTCACTGCATACAGCCTCGTGGGTATTAAGTCTTGCACTAGTTTCATCTATCTGTGTCATTTCTTTGCTGCCTGTCGTTGCAGGATCTCTTCTAGTTCTGCGTTTCTTAACGCCCGTATCAGTTGGTTGCATTTTTGTTTTACCTTCAATATTTCTGGATCAATAACAATGTCTGCAATGTTATTTTTTGGGTGGACGACGACCACGATTCTTTTCTGTTCTTGAGCCACGAGTTGGTAATCCTCTCATATCTATTCCTTAATTAAAACAATGCTTGCCAAGCTGTGCCATCGTAGCATTCTAGTTTGACTGTTGTTGTGTTCCAAATAACCCAACCAGCCGCAGGCGTTAACGCATTTCTTGTGGTTGTTGTATAACTTGGATATGCCACTGGCAATCCAAATGTTGCTTTAGCAGAATCAACTGTTACCCTTGCGGCACTTGTGTTGCCATACGCACCACCTGCAATAACAAATGAGTCTGTGCGATATGTAGCACTTGCCGCAGAATGATTAATTAAATCAACACGATTACCTGAGTTTAACGGAGTTGCCGCTGGGAAAGCACGAACACGCAACTGTGCGGCACCTGCTGTAATAGTAGGGCAACTTATGCTTTGGCTACCACTTAAACTTGGTGCGGCACTTGAAGGAGCACCAATGTTTGCTGTTGTTGTAGTACCAGCACCAATCAACATATAAGTGCCGCTAGTGACGTTAGTAAAACCACTGATTGTTACTTTAGCATTTTGTCCAAATGGTATGTTGCTTTGTGCTGAGTATGTGACAATAATCATTTGGCGTGTAAATGTCAAACCAGTTGGTGTGCCCGCTGTTGTTGTAATTGGAGCACCGCCTGGACTTGTGCCCAATGTAATTTGTGTTGAGTTGCTTGCACCACCGTTGTTAGCAACAATGTAATATGTGCCTGGAGCAATACCAACATTATTTGTGTCAGTTCCTGTAACAATAACTGCTTGACCTACGCCAGCCAGTGTGCTTGGAATGGTAAGTTGGCCTCTTGTGCCACCAACTGCCGTAACTGTTTGCGTAACATTAAGACGACTTACTGCTGTAATAGTAGCACCTGAAATTGTCAATGTGCCATCAGCAAATGTTTCAGTGGGGGCAAATTGAATCTGTCCAGCATGAATAGCATTACTACCACCACCTTGATTTTGTGTGCCAATGTAATCTGTAAAGCCCGTTGTTGCGTAGCCGTTAAAGTTTAAGCCACCAATAGTGTTAGCACTTGTAACAGCACTTGGAGTAGAAACTGCTACACCAGTAAAAGGAATTGTGCCACTACTTGCAGAGTTGCCGTTTGCTGTTTTAAATGAGAACACCGCAGTTGTATTACCACCAGCAAATGTATCACCAAAATAATGTGTGAACTGTCCTTGAGCACCTAAGCCAAGACTTGAACCACTGCTCATACTTGATGCCGCATCCAAACCGTTGTTGTTTGTAATTGTATTCAACGCAACAGGTGGAAATGTGTATGAAGTGTTTGTTGTTGCTTGTAATGAACCAAGCACCTTACTACCATCTGTTAAGTTTGCTGTGACTGTGCCAAAGGTTGGATTGTCTGTTGTGCCAACTGCTTGACCAATGCTAATGGCACCAGTAGAACTATTGTAAGAAACACCTGTGCCAGCACTTAACGCACTACGAGCACCTGAAGTGGTAATGTAATTTGTGTCATTAGTAAATGAACTTAATGCTGTTGGTTTGCCTGTTAGGTCTGCGTATGCACCTGAGAACAATGTAGGCTTGTTTGTTAAGTCCGCATACGCACCTGAAAACAATGTAGGCTTGTTTGTTAAGTCAGTGTAAGAGCCACTGAACAATGTAGGCTTACCACTTAGGCTTGAATACGCACCATCAAACAATGTAGGCTTACCACTTAGGTCAGCATAAGCACCTGAGAACAATGTTGGCTTACCAGTTAAATCACTGTAGGCACCAGTTGAGGCCACTGTTGCGTATGAAGGTTGTGTATAACTTATTACACCAGTAGTACTGTTGTATGAAATAGAACCAGTGGCACTAATGGCGGCTCTGGCTCTAGCATCTGTGTAATATAGATTACTACCTTCAGCTACATTTGTTGTAGTTTTACCAGCAAGTTGACCATCAAAAGCACTACTAAAGCCAGCCGCATCTAACTTATTGCCCAATGCTGTAGAAACAGTTGTAGCAAAGTTTGGATCATCACCAAGAGCCGCAGCCAATTCATTTAATGTATCCAATGTAGCAGGACTTGAATCAACAATGGCTGCTGCCGCACTTGCTGCCGCTGAGTCAGCATAAGTCTTTGTTGCAATTGTGCTATCAACAGCAATAGCACCTGTGCTTTCAGTATAAGTGATACCTGTGCTACCACTGACAGCACTTCTAGCACGGGCTGTTGTGTAATATAGATTGCTACCTTCAGTAAGATTTGTAGTTGACTTAGTTGCTAGTCTGCCATCAAAATCACTATTGCTACGAGCACTAGTGTAATATAGATTAGTTCCTTCAGCCAAGTTTGTTGTGCTTTTTGTAGCCAATCTAGTGTCAAAGTCAGTGTTAGCACGACTGCTAGTGTAATAAAGATTAGTGCCTTCATTTAAGTTTGAGGTTGTCTTAGTAGCAAGGCGTGTGTCAAACGCACTATTGACTCTTGAGTCAGTATAGTATTTGTTTGTGGTGCCTTCTGGTAATTCATCTGTGTTGGTTGGATTGCTACCACCAGTATAAGAAATAACACCAGTTGTTGAATTGTAAGCAATGCTACCTGTAGCACTAATACTACTGCGAGCACGAGCCGTTGTATGATATAAATTACTGCCTTCTGTTAAGTTGGTTGTGCTCTTAGTTGCTAAACGTGTGTCAAAGGCACTATTAACACGATTGGCTGTGTAGTATAGATTGATCTCACCTTCTGCTACATCATCAGTTGTCAAGATAACAGGCACAGCATTTACTTGGCTGTCAACATAACCTTTTGTTGCGGCTTGTAAGTTTTGTGTTGGATCACTGGCAAGAGTCAAAGCACCAGTCATTGTGCCACCATTCTTGTTTAGTTTAGCGTCCAATGCTGTTTGTGTTGCACTACTAACAGGCTTGTTGGCATCGCTGGTATCATCAACATTGCCTAAACCAATGTCTGCTTTGTTGGCAACGGTATTAATTGTAAATGCTGAAGTTTCTTGAACAACACTTACAGGTTGAGTTGTAGTTGCAACACTTACGGTTGCGGAATCACCAGTGACAGTAATAGAAGTGGTGCCTCCTGTTACTGTTACTGTTTCTTTCAATTCAGTTACAGTGATATCAGTAGGCATATTAAACTCCTAATGTTGTGTATAAAGGACTGGTGCTAGTTGTTGGATCACCAGGAGCAACATCTGGCTCCCAGTTATTAATATAGACCCAACGATGTGTATTGATATTGTTTAGACTACCACTTGTCTTCCAAGTAATGCCAACCACTGTGATTGGAATGTTTTTACGTGCATCAGGAATAATAGGACCTGTATACATATTGGCTGGAATAGTAATGTTAACTGTTCCTGCTGTAGCAGACACAACAACAATGTTGCTGCCACTGACTTCTACTTTGGGAAAAGAACCAATGATCTTGCTGTTGGCAAAGTTAGGTTCGCCACTATAACGGTCGTAGCCCAGGGTGTCTACAACTAAGGTTTGATGATCAACTTCAAATGTCCATCCTGTGATGTTCTGTCCAAAGTTATATTGTAATGTTTTTTGCGTTGATGGGAAGATTGCTTCGCACTTGACCTGATCAGGTCCGCCTATGAATTGTTGAAATGTTAAAATGCCTGCCATTGCCTTGCTCCTAAGGGATACAATGCTGGGACTCAGGCCCCAGCAAGGTTCTATTTTTATTTATTACGTTGAGTAAGTTGCCTTCAACGCCACTGAACTACTATATGCTCCTACACCATAATCACCTGCTCTGTAAATTACAGGAGTCCCACCAACACCAGGATACTTGTATTCAGTAGCATACGCAACTGGTAAAGCAGAATACTTTGTAACTGCTGATATAGTATTATAACTTGCCATTGGATAAGTTCCTGCTGTTGATGCTGGAGTCACTGTCATTAGACTGTATGTGTTATTACCTTGGAAATACAAGTTATTGGCTTTTGAGAACCAGTTGGCAGCATTGCTACCACCATTATACCATTTTACAGTGGTGCCTTGTGCATAAACTTGTGAAGGGAAAGCACTAGGATATGAACCTTGTAATGCCCACATCCAATTCTTTGTACTATCATATTCAAGGAAACTTGTTAAACCAGATGTCGCATCATATGAAGCCGCTGTAATTGTATTACCACTAATGGTATACATTCCAAGTAACTTAACTGAAGATGTTTCATATACAATACCAGTTCCTCTTGAATCTATTTGACCTGAACCATAACCAGGAGATGCCCACGCCACAGTAAAGTTATTATACAATACATAAATTTTATTGTTACCATAAGCATATTGTGTATTCGCACGCTCTTGAGTATACAAATTATAATTGTAAATTCCAGCAAAAACATAATGGTTTGGAACTGTTACCCAATTATATTGTCCCATAACACTTGATGGTTTAGTAAATGAGTAACTGCTAAGATATGAAGAAAAAGTTTGAACACCACTCTGAACAGTAAATGCTGTTTTAGAACTTGATGTAACTGAAGCAAAATAACCATCGCCATCCACCCAACGATTATTTGTGCTATCCCAAGAAACATTATCACTGACCATGAAGGCCATTGTGTTCCAAGTCGTACCACCATCAGTGCTATATCTTGAAGCTGTTTGTGTTTTAACGTAGGCCATTGAAACTCTATATGTGTTAGCAATATAATGTCCTGCTGGGTTTATGTTAATTTTAGTAACAATGCCAGAGCCAATGTTGCCATTACTTTCAGTCCAAGTTTTACCATCAGTGCTAAAAGCAAAGATGTGATTATTACCTTCTGGATATAGTGTGCTGATAGCAATATTACGCCATGCTAAGAACTTGCCACTTACTGGATTAAATGGTGCAAGTTTAAACTTTCCAGTGTTGGTAGCATCAGTTGTAGCACCGCCAGTAAAAGTAACATCTTTAACTTTAGTCCAGTTAATGGTATCAGTTGACCAAAACAATGTATCAACTTTACTTGGACTGGCAGTAACATATATGCTATTACCATAAACTATCTCAGCACCTGGATAACCAGCAACAGTTGCAAGTTTAGAAACATAATCAGCAGTTTCCAATCCAAAAATAGTATTTGTAGCAAATGGGACGGTATCGCCAAGATCACGATTACAAACACCAAAAACAACTAACTCTCCAGCGGCACATTTGACCTGCTGATAATCAGTGGACACATTGGTTGTGCTGTATATTGGTACGTTTGGTATAAACGGATTGTAATCAAAACTGGCCTGTGATGGATTCTTTAAATTTAAACCACCAGGCGTATATTCACCATCTACAATGTAACCAACAGTTTTATTCTCAGGTGGAGGATTTGTATAACCAATAATAATTTGTTTGGATTCAGTGATGGGTTCTTTCCACTTTTTCCACTCGCTCCAAGACTGTTGTGATAAATCTACCCCTTCATTGTAAACACACTTTGAATAATAACGATAATTGTCAAATCTAGTGTCTGTTGATCCAGGAATTGATGATATAGGATATTGAACTCTTAAAATATATGTTGTAGTATATGTTCCGCCATCATTGAGTTTTGTTCTAACTTCATTAAAACTTGTTTCAGTCCAAGTGCTTCCGTATAATGCATTTGCTAAAGCAACTGCTTGTGCCCTAGCGGCTGCTTCACTTGCGGCTTCTGTGCTGGCTGTGCTTGGCCCACCTGTAAATTGATCAGTGTCATATGAAATTGCTGGAGGCTCAGCAGGAACAGTATCACCAAATGTGGTTAATATTGGTGTTAAAATAGTATCAGGTGTTACAATATTGTCTCGTTGAATAGTATTATCGTAGGATGATGTAGCAATTACCATGTTGCCATGTGCAAAAATGGCAGGTTTGTCTTGATTGTTTGCATCATACGTGCAAGGGAACACACTACCATTAAGCACATAAGAATCACCAGAAGTTTTACCACCACTATCAACTGGACCTTCTCCACCACCAGAGCCGCCGTTGGTTAAACTAATAGTAACATCACCAGTGCCTTCAGCAGGAGTAACGGTAATACCAGTTCCAGCAATGATTTTATTAACACCAGCACTGACTGAACCAGTTGCGGCAATTGTAATAGTTCCATCATCCGCTACTGCTGTAATCTCAATGCCATCTCCAGCAATGAATGTAATTGTATCATTGTTGTAAGGTGTTTGGATGCTATCACCAACTTGAATTAACTTGAAATTACCAGCGGCATTTTTCATTGTTTGAACAGCACTTGAAGGAATACCAAAAATGTTCCCTAAAGCACTATCACCAATTGCGGCTAATACTTCTGGATATAGTTTTTGATACGCAAAATAGGCAAGAGCACCCATGGCTAATACTGGCAACAAATTAGTGCTGTCGCTAACTTTACTGGTTAAATTAACTTGATCAGTAACTTGCACTGGTGCCCATGTTTTACTTGTTGTAGGACTAAACTCACCAAATGCTTTTTCATTGCCACCACGCACTCTAAACAAATAACTACCAGCAGGTAAACTTGCGGCTCTAAATGTTAAACTGGTTCCTTGTGCATATGGCGAACCATTGCTGTTGGCACGACTTCCTAATATACGATATGTTGCACCAGCATCACTGCTATACCAGTATTCAAAGCGATCCACAATACCACTAGGAGTAACACCAGTGATGTCTAGAGCTGGCACAGCAACATTATTAAGTTCAGCAATGGTTGGTGCCGCAGGAGTTCCAATTACTGCAATGTCTGGGATGGCAATTGGTTCAGTTGGCACTCTTGGTCTGCGAGGGACACCACCTGCTGTGTACATTGTTGAATCATATTCTTGTGCTGTGATTTCAACTGCCAAGCCACCTGTTTCGCTTTCAACTTCACGCACACGAACAACACGGAATGGTTTGAGTGTCCAACCATACACATCTGTGCTTACTGTAATCACATCACCTGCTTCAGTGTTAATCTTACTGTAGTCAGTTGTGAATGTGACAATCTGATCCATACGGTTTTGATACAGCTCTAAGTAGCCAAGTTCACGTGCCTGTAGTGGTTCATTGATGAGATCCAACTTTAGTTGTAGAATGTTATCTGGCTCATTGGCATTGCGATATTCTGTAGGCAAGTCAATACGAATCTTATCCATCTGGTCACGCAACTCACGATGTGGAAACTCAACTTCAACTGCGTTATACATGCTGTCCAAGTTGGTGCCTGTTAAGTCAATACCTGAAATAATATTGCTGTCATCAAATGCCAGAACGGCACTTTGATCTTTGTTAATTGTAACGCCCCATAAGCCAGTGCCAATATCATAACTTACAAAACAACCTGCATTGCCTGCCAACTTTTGTAGGTTGGTCATAACACTATTAGCAGGATTGACAACACCATTGATTTGATAACGATTGGCCAAGGTCTTTGTTTGACCATCTTCTTCATCATAATAACTCACTGTGTCATCAGCATAGGCATTTAGTGCAATTAAACTTGCTGTATCAATTTGACTATTGCTTAGACCAGCACCACTGATCTTGTTGCGTAAAAATGAATGTAGTGCATCACCTGGCTTGAACAAGTTGTTGCTGACTCTGAATTGGAGTTCTGGCAATCCAGTAATGCCTTTGTCTCTGTTGTAAGAGATCCTAACCAAGGCAAATGTCAAACCAATCATACGCTCATCACTGATCCAACCTGGCATTAAGGTTCTAGCATCACCATGTAGTGTTGGTAGGCTTGGCAAGTATTCCAACAAATCGCTTGGGCGTGTTGGAGTAACACTACTGTTGTATAGATAAATTTTGACCAGGTCTCTTGGACTTGTATCAACAACGCCATCTTGGTTTACAATGTAATCAATTGTAATACCATCACTTTTGAAATACACACGCTGGTTGTTCCAATATACTTCATCTACTGTGGTTATGATTGCGGCACCGTCACTGAGTCTAGTTGTTACTGTGCGTGGTGTCTCAGCAAGTGTTAAGCAATACCACATGGTCTTATTGGCATCTACCAATTGTGCGTCAGTAATCTTACCACCAAGATAAGCACTACCATATAAGACTGGAATTGGGTTTGTTGTGTCTGGAGCCGCTTGTAATCTAATGCCTTGATCAACGGCATCTGGTGTGTTGGTATTGCCAGTGGCTTTGTTGATGAGCCTACTAACACCATACGCAACAAGTATACGCACCAGTGCTCCACCAATGCTTGAACTTCCTATTGCGGCCGCTGCCGCTGTTAAAAATGCTGCCATATCTATTCTATTCCTTAATCCAATGCTGTTCTACACACTTCCATCCACGCTTGCCTAGATTAACATCTGTGCTGCCTGGTTGTGTACTCAGACTAACCTGATCTACCAATTTATCTCGTATAAATCTTTCACAATCCGTTTCCCAACGCAGATATAATTCTACACTGAGTCTTCCTTTGCGGAACGCTGGCGTTACCCACCAAAACAATTCACGCATCCTGGTGCGATTACCAATCCAAGGATCTTGTTCCTTCATTGCACCTATCATACCAACCACTTGACCTTCATGTTCAGCGATCATGAGATAGTGATACAGTATTACATTAGTTAGTCGCTCACGGGCACATGACAAATCTTGCTCACTCCAGGCTTGGTAATTTACTAAACTGGCACTGGCAAAATCTTTCAACAACTTTAACAGTTGTTCTACATCCGTAACCTTGGCTGGTCGTATCATGCTACCGCCAAGGGCTTACCAAAGTCAAAGTTTGAGTTGGCAATTGTGGCCACTCTAGCAAAGCCTGCATCATCACCACGATAGCCTGTTCCAGCTGTTGTAACTGTTACACTAGACACTGAACCACTGGTAACAACAACTGTTATTCTACCTCCAGTGCCAAGGCCTGCGTCTGTGGTAAAACTTTGATTGGTGTATGTGCCATTGGTATAACCTGTACCTGGCTCTATCTCATCTATTGAGGCAATGGCACCTCCAGTTGTTGTAGTTTTAATTTTAAATGAGAATCCAGTGCCTCCAGGTATTGCGGCTGTGCAATAGTATCCTGGAAAGTTATACTTGCGTTCATAATCATTGGTTCTTTGTCCAACAATCTTTTGCTCTAATACTTTAACAAGGCTACTGCAACTTACACTTACTGTTGTGGTTGCAACATTTGAGAACTGGTTAAACTCGTCATTGAAACTGTAGTTTGCAATCACACCTTGAAATCGTTTGCTAGGATTACCAGTGATGTTTAATGCAACACCAGTTGTGGCATTGAAGAACACACGATAGATAATAACACTACTGCCTTTGAGTTTGTAGTCCATCATATTGGCAACAAATGCCTGATCAATGGCACTCATAGAGATGGTAACATCACTGCCACTTGGGCTTAGTTCATTGTTAAACTCACTGATGCCTAACAAGATACCTAATGGCAAATATGAGTAAGCAACATTATCATCTTCCGTAATGCTGACAGGCACATCATGACTGCTGAATCGTAGCACACCATACATGGGTATTACCATGCGAACAAATGCCGCCTGCTTGACAGCTGAATATGATGTTAAATTAAGACCTGTGCTCATTATAGGACCTCTTGAAACTCAAAGTCGCCATTAAACTCAATAAGGTCTTTTTCAACAAATGTCCATGTTGGCATCTTGGTGCAGATCACTTGCCATGATACTGCTGGGCCAACTTTAAATGTCACTGCTGTATCACTTGGTGTGCTTAAAATGCTTCTATGAACTTCAACCAATTGAGTGGCTGCGGCACCTTTGGTCACAGCCGCAACAATACTATAAACATAATTGCTGCCGTTGGGCTGAATCAAATCACCTGCTCTAAACAACACACTACCTGTAGCACCTGGCATGTTGCCTAATTCAAACTTGTAGGTATTGCTTGCCGCTTGGGCGGCTGTGTATTTCCAAGTCATTGTTGTAGTTGAAGTAGCATCACCACGATACCTTGTGATCCAATCATATCCTGTCTTGGCCAAGTTGATGCTTTGGCTCGTCAACATAGCATTGCTTTCAATGCTTTCTATAAACCCACGGTGATTGTTCCATACCATGCGTGGAGGCATCTTGACAGCAAACTTCCAAACATTACCACCACGACTAACACTACGAACTCTTTGATCACGACTTACTGTTTGACTTATTACTGGACGCTTTACTATGCTGATGTCTTCAGCGTTATCTATTACCCATTGAAAACTCATATCTTATCTCCTACCACTTGGGATTGAACTGCGACCTTTCTCAGTCACAGCATATAAAAACTCTGGATCACGTGCAATCATTTGACGGAAACTTTGTGCATCTGCCGCATGTATTGTGTAATTGACATTGACAATATTATTCATTGCCTCTGTTGATATTGGATTACCTTGATTAACAATGCTACCAAGTTTATTGTTAGGTATAATGTTGCCTGCTGTTTTACTGTAGAAAAGTTCTGGGCCATTCTCACCTACAATGTAAGGAGTATTTGCCGCAACTGGTCCACCAGACGCACGACCAGTTAACATTGAGAAGAAGTCGCTAGTGCCACTGCCACCCATAATATTAGCAATGACTTTTCTTGCTTGGATACGAACAAACTCAGCAATGATACTGTTGGCAAAGTCTTTAAAGTTCAACTTGCCTGTTGTGACAAAGTTAACAATCAAATCTTCTAAGCCTTTTGTAACACTTGAGAATATACTTTGTGCTTGTTGTGCGGCATTGGTTGCACTTTCTACATAAGAATTGAAAGCATCTTTCCAACCACCAGCAAATGTTCTTTGTGCTTCATATGTGCTTTGTGTTTGTGCCTTTTCTGCTTTGGCTCTTTCAGCGGCTGCTTCTGTAATGCGTTTCTTTTCATCAGCACCAAGAACATATTGACCTTGCCCAGCAACCGCACCAAAGCGTCTTTGTTCTTCAGCACGGATCTCTGCTTCTGCGGCTTTCTTTGCAGCCGCTTCAATATCATAATACTTCTTCTCAATGCCAGTCAACCCTACCTTGGCTGACTCATCTTGCAATGTCTTGAGTCTGTCTTGTAATGCAATTTGATCATTGAGTAATGTAACACGGATCTTTTCTAAGGAGATTGCATTGTTATTGGCGGTTGTGTCTGCCACAGCTCTTTCATAAGTGGATTCATACAATGCATCCACTGCTTTCATTTGTTTGGTAATTTCAGCAATTTGTGCATCACGCCCAGCACTTTGCGGTGTTGCTTGCAGACTTTGTTGCTTATTTTTAAGTTCAGCCATCTTATCATTGAAGCGTGCTGTTACTTCATTTAGACGGGTAGTTTTAGCAATTTGATCTTCGCCGTCGCCCAACATAGCTGTTGACGCACGTAATCTACCAAGCAAAGCCTGCTCATTGCGTCCGTACTCTGCTGTAAGTTGACGGATGCCAACAAGTTCTTTTTCCCAATATGGAGTAACGGCTGGCTTATTTTTATTTGCTGCCGCGGCTGCTTCAGCGGCTTTGCGTTGGGCTTCTAAGGCCTTTTCAGCCTCAGTGGTATCTGGGCCTTTCATGGCCTCTTCAAGTAGTTTGGTGACACCTAGGTAAGCACCAGCGGCTGCACCAATGGTAAAAGCAAGACTGGCCAAGCGTGTAAAGATGTTGCCTTGCTCAAGTAATTTTAATGCAATGCCAAGTGCAATGATGCCTTTTTCTAAATCCAGCACTACTTTGACCATAGCTACCAAGCCAGCAATAACACTAGCACCAGCAAATGCAGCCATGGCACCTGCGGCAACGGTGACAACTTTCTCAACTTTTTGCATGTTGGTGTCTAAGTTCTTGATAAAGTCTAACACACCAACTTTGTCTAACATACTGGCAAATGCAATGGTCAACTTGTCTGCTGCCGCATTTAGTTTGTCATGTGCATCAGCGGCTGCCTTTTGACTTGCAGCCATCTTATCATATTCATCAGTGGCATTTTTGGTTCCGTTGGCAATTCCAACCCAGTCAATTGACTTTGCTTCTTTACCTAATGTGCGAAATGCCAATGCATTACGTTCAACAGGGTCAGTCATACCTGCTAATTTCTCAACTACCTTACCCATTGCCTGGTCAGTGTTAAGATTGGCAATCTCTTTCATTGAGAAACCAAGTTTGATCAAGTTTTCTTGTGCAGTTGCTCCACCTTCTCTAGCATCATATAGACTGTTGCTCAACTTGCTTAAAACTTTGGCAAGCCCATCAGCACTACCGCCATTGGCTGCAAATGCATCACGCAATTGTAGGATCTTAGGAATGCTTACATCAGTTGCGTTGCTTAGATCAACAACATTGTCAGCGGCAGCAAGTGCTCGTTGTCCAAATGCAACAAAGCCTGCACCCAATAGCACAGTAACAAGATTATTCATCTTACCAGCAAAGTCATTTAATTTGCCAGTTGCATTAGTAAAGCCTGTAGCAATACCTTGTGTGCCTCGTTCAGCCGCACCTTTTAGTTTGTTTGTTTCATCTGTTGCGGCTTTGATGCCTGTTAGATAACCGCGATCATCTAGTTCTAAAGTGACTTTTACACTTGTAGCCATATCATTTTCCTTTTAATATATTTTGAACTTCATTCTCTAGGAACTGTTCAGTGGGCTTGGTCATGCCATCAGTGGCTTGCTTAGACCAGCCCGTGTCTAAACGTTCAGCATAAGGATAATCTGCTTCTATGGAATCGCGTGTGAGTTTGGTGTTGCGGCGAGCATTGCCACTACGAACAGGAGTGATTGACACAAAGTATTTGTATGCATTGGCAAGCAAACTGGTTTTTAATTCAGCCATGTCAGCAAGTTCTGCTTCTAATGCCTTTGTATCAATTTTCATTTTCATTTCTATGCTTTTCCTTTAAGAATTGCCAGTAAGTCTTCCTGCTTGTATTCAGGTTCTTTGCCTTGTGCTTTATCTTGAGCGTGCTGTATAAATGAAACTGCTGTGTCATACACAAACAAATCAAATGTACTGGCTCTACTCATGATTTCACTTGGAAGCACCCCATATCTGCTACTCATTGCATCTATGGCCATTATCATATTCAGCTCAACTGAATCCTCTGGCAAATGCTCGCTTGTTACTTTCCCAGCGTTTCTACTACCCTATTAATAATCTTCATCATTACATCAGTTGGGAACACCAATTCCCCATGTGCAATTTGATTACCTTCTTCATCTAATACCATGCTATTTACTAACTCCACCATTTCACCAAAGTTGTTTTGATGGACAGTTGCTAGTTTGACAAACTGACTCATAGGCTGACGATCCCAGATCCAAAACTCTAGGCTGTCTCCATATTGTTTTTGTATTTCTTCATCATCTAGTTCAATGCGAACCAGTGTTGGCTTTGCTGCCAATTGTGTTAATTTCAATGCCATATCTTACGATCCAATCTTATCTTTTAAATGGTGTATGGTGCTTAGTAGAAAACGCAATCTTGCGTCTGCTTGTTCTAAGTCCTTACGACTGCACTTTAATTCTGCAATGCATTTGGCTGCTTCTGCTTCCATGCTCTTGAGAATATCTTCAGTGCTCAACTTATCAAAAATCATAACTTACCTCCTAGGTAGTTAAAGATATTTAGCCCAAGAGAAAGCCCCCAAGGTAGGGGGCTTGTTTACTAAACTAACTTGTGGTCAATTAAGCAATGTTGGCTAATGTGTAATCACCGTTAACTTCAATAGTGATTGGGCTTACCCATACTGGGCTATCAGCAGACACTTTTGGTGCCAGGCTAGATACGAAACCATTACCCATGATCAAGTAGTTGTCAGGAGTTTGTCCAGTGGCAGCACCACTTGGAGCAATCATGAATGCCACTTGAGTGCGGCTGTTGCTTAGACCAAAGATACCAGCTGTGATGGCAGTTGTAGTTGCACCAGTTGTTCCAAAGAACAAGGTTGGGTCAAGAACAAAGTTGCCGCTTAGGCTGTTGGTAGAAACAGTAGTAATAACTGATTCACCTGCTTGGTCAAGCGATTTCCATCTAAAACTACCGTTTGCATTCTGGATAGTTACATCTTGTAGGCCTGCTAGTTCAATGGCTCCTGCTACCAGTGTCAAAGCACCAGTTGCAGAATCAACAGCACTATAGAAATCGCTAGCAGTTAGCGTAGCGTGTGCAGTTGCATCATACTTGACAAGAACAAGTTTTACGCGGTTTACCGCGGTAGTCGCATTAATATATGCCATGTTGTTGTTTCCTTAATTAATTGTGTAGAACCTATACTCAAAAGTATAAGTTACGACATCTCTGTCAATAGAGGCATCATAGTCAAATTCTTTTCTGAAAGATGTTGGTATGTTGCTCAAATCTTTTGCTACTCTTAGTGTAGTCAATGCTGAATCTAAATCAATAGGTCTATTCTTAGCGTCTACTGCAAGATATCCTTGGACTGTTGTTACAATTTCCATGATATCATTGCCATCAAGCACTTGAATGACTGGAGTCTGTTTAGTGGTTGGCTCATCAAGATAAACTCGTTTCTTGTTAGTGAGATACAACGGACTATCACCTTGTGCCCAAGGCAACTCAGGACTGGTAGTAATGCCGCCTGCCAAGTTTGCTTTGAGGTAAGTTAATAATTCTGTTCTCATCTTACACGCACCAAGTTTAATTTAGATGGAGCAATGTCACTTGTATTAACTGTGCCATCGCCACCAAAGTCGTAAAAATCTCCTGCCTCAATCAATTCCACAAACAACTTTTCAGTTTTATCTTCATAGTACTTGATCTTTTGAACCTCAGCACTATCTTGATTTGAAAAGTCTGCAACCTTAGGCAAAATGTATTCTGCTAGGGCTAGATAAACGCACAAGTCAGTAAAGTCTGCTTGGCGTGCTTTTATCTTTGCGGCATTGACTGGGGGAATTAATCTAATATCGTTTTTCAAACTTGCATCACGCTTAAATTGGTAATCCTTCCACCAATTTGTGCTTCTAATGCGTGTCAGTAATCTCTCACTGGCACGGATCAATGCATCTTCTACAACGGTATCAGTTAATCCCTCATTGCTTTCAAATAAACGTTGATCACGATCCACTACATCCTGGTAGTCCGCAAAACTGCGAACTGTTGTTCCTGAAATAATAAACGACATCGTGATCTCCTTTATTGATTATTAAGCGTCAACCAACTTAACACCAGTGGCCGCATTAACCAAACCAACACCAGCGTGTAGGCTAGCAACGATGTCGTTACCAACAGCGGCTGCACGGCGTTGAACTTCTAAGTCAACATTCTTGAACATAGCGATACGCATTGCGTCTTGACCAAAGATAGCACCTTTGAAACCAGTTACGCCAGAGATAGTGGCTGTAGCGAAGGCTGACTGATAGAAGCGAACACCAGCAACTTGACCAACGAAACCGTTTGCCATTGCTTCATTTTGCATTGCACCACCAGCGTAAGCTGTGCTACCAATAACTTTCATCAATTCAGCGGCAGCAACTGTGCCTAGAACACCAATCAATTGACCAGTTTCACCAGCACCACGGATTTGTGCAACTGCATCAAAGATTGCGTTCAATGTCAATGTGCCTGTGTCAGCACTTGCTGTCAAACCGCTCATTGCGGCGATAACATCTTTGTCAAAGGCTGCACTTACGCTGTTGCCTAAAACACGACCTAATTCGTTAGGGTCAATGCCACCTAAATCACGAACAACATCACGTGCGGCATAAATGTTTGCTGTGATTGTTTTAGATTCTGATGTAACGCCTAATGCGTTGAAGTCATCAACGTTGTGGCTGGCACTTGTCAACTTCTGTGCTGTAACAGCACCCAACAATGGTAGTTGTGCTGTGATGGAACCTGCTGGAACCTGAATTTGTGGAATTGTCAAACCACCCAAGAACAATGAAGATTCTTGTGCGGCATAAACTGCGGCTGCTTTGGTGTTGACCATGAAGCCTGCTAAGTCATAAGCTGTATTGTAACCCATTTTATATTACCTTTTCTATTCTTTACCTAACTATTCAATAGTTAGAGTTTGCCGTTGCGTCTTGCTTCAGCGTATATTTTTCTGTGATCTGGGCGTGTTAGATCTAATGCTTTCAAATCAATTGGAGCACCAACTGTTTTGTTTACATTACCTTGTGTATTTGTAGTAGCAGGCGTAGCACTAGTAAAGTGTGGGTTGGCATCTAAGAACTCTTTAACATATTTGTCCACTGTTAGCGGAGAACCTGAGTCGTCATACCTGACGCTGCCAGTCTTAGAGTCAATCACTTCTACTTCACCATCTTCATTTAAACGCAGATTAGGTTTCAATAACAATTTTACCTGCTCTGGGTTTACGCTACGATACTGTGCTGCCAAGTTTACTAAAGGTTGTTCAACTTTGAATTCACGAATAATCGCATCACGCTTTTGAATCTCAGCATCTTTCTTAGATGCTAGTTCACTCATCACCTTGTCAAACTCACCACGCTTGAGTGCAGTTTCCTGTTCACGTTGTTGATGCTGTGAAAGCACCGTGCGAATAGTATCTGGATCACCTAAGTCTTCATAAGGCTTTAATGCTTTTTTTAGAACTGCACCTTTAGTGCGAGCCATTAAGTCATCTACTTCCTTCTGTGAGTAAGTTCGTTCCACCTGATTGTTAGTTTCCGTAGCGGTATCAGTATCCACTACATTGCCAATGTTTTCTTGGGCCATTGTTTTCCTTTGCCTCTCCTCTAAATGAGAGTATGTTTATATTGGGGGCATCAACCCCCGCAATTCTATTTAGTAGCTGTTATTCTTCCAGTGGCATCTGCTCTGCGGCATCTTCTGGAACTGCTGTTTCAACAGCTACTCCTGTAGCAAGTTCTTCAACTTCTACATCAATTAATTCTAACATTTCGTGTTCAATTGCCAACTTGGCTGCAGGGTTTGAGACCTTGTCATACACTAAAGCAAGTTGAGTAAGATCATTTTGTGTATCACGAATAGCAAAGCTACTTGGATATTCAATCTCACCATCCCATGTACTCATTTGGTATGCGGCATACAGTTGCCATAGTTGTTCTTCAGCAAGTTCAATGTTTGATGCTTGCTCACTTAGGCGTGCGTTGAGTAATTGGAATTCAACTTCTCTTGCAACACCTGACATCATCTTGGCTTCTGTGGCACGAACACTACCAGTGTTGGCCATCTTGTCAATGCTTTCAACTGCTTGGTTGATTGCTGTGTAGATGCTGGCAATTTCTTGTCCATTAAACTCAAGCACATAAGGCTTTAGTGCTGGATCAAGATGTTCTGGCATTTCAATGATACTGCCTGCACCTGTGCCTGCATTGGTTGCGGCTGTTTTAACTAAACTTGGATGCCCACCTAAGCGTGTGGCTTGCTCTGCCTCACTCAACATGTTAAAGATAAACTTTTGTGCGTCAGCAATGTCATTGATTGTTGACAAGCCAATGCCACGAACTGGGCTAGTATGTGCATACATGATGACAGCAGGGATTTGTCCCAAGCCATTTAGTTCAACTAAGCGATCTACAATAAGTTCTTCTTTGTGGCTTAGTGTGCTGGTAGTGACTTCAGTCTTAGTCCACTCTTTGACAACTGTGATTGTGTCATTGGCATCTTCAACATACTTGAGATATACAAGTTCATAACTGCCATTAAGTCTGCGAGCCCACTTCCAATCTGTAACAGCAAGTGGAGTCATTAGGTTTAGATAAGGACGAACACCTTGTGCCATTTCATCTGCACGAGTAACAGCACCAATGTCAGGCTTGCTCATTACAATCCAACTATGGCCAAAGATGTTTGCGTAAATGGATGCCTGCTTCATGAAACTATCTAGGCTACGACCTTCCCAGTCTGCGTCTTCTAAGAAACTAGATAGGCTGGGTTCAGTTGATAGGCTACCAAAATCACGTTCTGGTTCTTGTCTAAACAAGAAACTAATGTAGGTAGCAATGATACTACGACACTGATTGTCTAAGGGAGTTACTTGAGTGCGTTGAGCATATTCATTTTCAGTCTCAAGTTGGTAGCGTGTAAGGTAGCCGCCACGTTTATACTCATCTCCGCCAACGTATGAGTTGAGAAGAAAGTTCCATCTGTCACGATTGCGGTTGTGTAAAGCATTTGCAGATACCGCTTCTGCATAGTCTTGTGAAATTACGAAATCCATTCTATGCTATTCCTTTTGAAATATTATTTATGCAAGAGCATGTCCAAATCGTTGAGGACGGCTCTCTGGTATAGGGCGTGTGATAGGATACAAAAATGCAACAGGATAAGTTGCACTATCACATGCGTGGTCCCAGCCCCCATCTTTGTCTGGGATACCTTGAGATCCTTCTTTGTAAGTCCAGTTCTTAAAACTTTTAATAGTGAACTTACAGCGTGGATCTATGTAGAATCTTGTAGTACCATCTGGTCGCTTGAAGAACAAGCTATTGGCACAGTTGATTCTATCTCTTACAGTTGGATTAGTTCTATTAGACCTAACGTTAAAACCTGCGTTCTGTAAGATGATCATGTCAGTGCTACCATTGGCACTGGTCTTCCTTGCCTGACCGCTTGCATCAGGAAAGATAGTAACAGGGTTGCGTGGATAGCGTAGGCGTATCTCCTCACACATCTCTGTTGTATTACTATTCTCTAAAATGATTTCATCAAAGTATTCAATGCCGTCTTTGGTTTGACGACCAACTTGAGCACACATTTTGCCCACGTTAAAGTCAAGTCCTACAATAATGGGTTCATGACCTAATGGTAATGGCACTTCTCTAATGTTGTGTTCGCCAAAGTCTTCAAGTATAACTGCTGTTAAGTTTTCCCACGACGCTTCATACTCTTGCTTGAACACTTTAGGTGATAGGTCTTGACGGGCTTGTTCAATTTCATCCTCATCAACAAAGCCACCTTCTGCTGTAGTGTATGAGAAACTAGCCCAGTTCTTTTTAGTAAGGTAGTTGTCATACAAGTCTCTGGCAGCCTGGTTGCCTGCTTTAGGCGTTCCGCAGAACATGGCAGCACCTTTTTTATCACTTAAACTTGGTCGTATAATTTGGTGCCATATTTCTTCTAAGTCAATGTCGCAGAACTCATCTATAATGATTGCATCTAAACTTTCACCACGCAAGTTATCTCCTTGCTCTGCTGACTTTAAACATATCATACTGCCATTAACAAGATTGATTGTGAGTTCACTTTCATTTGTAGCGGCAATCCAATTTAGTTTACCTAACTTCTTTTTAAGTTTGGTCCAACATAGACTTTTAATTTGCTGTCTTGAGTTGGCCAACATCCACACTATGCTATTTGGCTTTGATGCAAAGCGGCAAGCCTCACGCATGGCAAGAAATGTTTTGCCTCCACGACGACCAGCCAGCACAACTCTAAAGCGACTCTTACTGTCAGCAATTAATTGTTGCTTGACACTTAGCGGCATAGCACATCGTTAATGTGGTCAGCAATACGCCCTGCTTCTTCTGGACTAACAAAGTAGCTACGGTGTTGCGTAGTTCCTGACACACCATCTAAAATTGTTGTTGTAATTTTAAGATGTAATTCTTCTTGGCTGAGCCATGCTAGGCTAATTTTTAACTCGTAATCATCAAGCTTCTGTATCAACATCTTGTTCTCCTTCTAATACTGAAGTATGATTATCGTCTTCATCTTCAATGCTGTCTTCATCCATATCATCAGTCCAGGGCAATGGACGTTTATCATCACTGGTAGTTCCAGCATCGTTTTGGTTGAGCACATTTTTACCTAACCAGATTAGCATGGTTGGATTGCCTTCTAGTGCTACACGCAGTTGTGCTTGCCTTAAACTAGTTTTAAGGTTATGACGACCTTTTGTAAGATATTCCGCAAAATGTCTGCGTAGTGTATCTTCTTTGACACCAAAGTAGTTGGCTATTTCTCTATCAGTACAGCCTAGACTGGCTTGATGTTCTACTTCATCTGGAGGCACAGCAATCTTGTTGCGTCCAATAACAATGCCCATCTTTGTTATTTCAGCCCAGTGCCCAGTTTGTGGGCCAGGCTTGTTGTAAGGTTTATCGTTTGATTCTTCGTTCATCTTCTTCTTGTGTCCTTTCAGCAATAAAGCCCAAGAGTTCAGGATTGGCAAAGAATATCTGTGCCCATGCCATTCCCAAGTTGTGAACTTGATGCTCTGTTAATTCTAAATGTAGTAAGTCTGAAATAACATGATTAACTTCATGTAGTAGTGTATCCAAGCACTGAATACCTTTGAGTTGATCTTGTATTCTAATTTCGCTGTGTGCTAGGTCTTGTTCCCCAAACGCACTTGACATAATGCGTTGTGGTATCCATTGTATGTCTGTGACATTGCCTAGGATTTCTATTTGACGATAAGTTGTAGGGTGAGGCGGATTAACCAGGCCTCGTGGTTGTGTTTTCATTTCAGTGCAATCTCCAAATCTATGCACTTACTTACCAAGACTGCGTAAAACTAGGCGATCATAGGTGAAAATTTACATAAAAGAAAGCCCCAATTAAGGGGCTGACTTTAGGATCTATAGCAGGACAGAAAGAGAGAGCAAACAATCCCAACTAAAGAGGCCTTATTTCCCAGTATATACATAATAGCATACACTAGGTCAATGAGCAAGTGTTTACTTGCCCATCTTGTTTTATATCTTAAAAGTATTGCTTGGTACGCAATGAATAGCAACTTGGTTTGTGTTACTAAAATTGGTCCAGTAAGCAACGTCTTCTAAGTATTGCTGATATGTAATTGTAATGTATCCCATCTTGTTAGCAGGGGAGTTTCCTCCCCTTCCTTTCTTATTTGTTGGCGATTATCTTTAATGCATTTGCAATGTCTTCTAAATGTTTTCTAATTTCACCTAGATCCCATTCAACAGCATTAAAATGATCTCTATAATCATAGTTGGATTCTGAATCAATTCCTCTTACTGCATCAATTAACTGATCCATTTGTGTTTCAATTGTCATAAAGTTCTCTCTTTCTTTAGTTTGTTATGAACTACATTGTGTAGCCCATGTATCAATTATAACAATCAAAGCAGGACCATGCGACCTGGGCCTTGCCAAAAGGAAAACCCCGTATCTCACGATAGGGGGCTCCAGAGAACTCATTCCTACTACCACATTGTTAAAGTCCACCACAAACTCTAACAACTGTATTTAGTATACTAGTTTAAACTGCTTTTGTCAACGGGCATTGGAACTAGTTTTGCCAATGCTTCTGCAAATGCTGCCTGCTTGGCTTCAATGTTATTGCTCATATTGGTGACTTCAGCTTCTACTACAGTACTTGCTGTTTTGTCCAACAAGAACTTTTCATATTGAATACGTTCCTTTGTGTCGCCACTTTGAATTGCTTCAATGTAGCCTTCCATGATTGAGACTATCAAAGGCTTGCCCAACATTGACTCAGCTGTGTCAAGTATGTGTGCGGCACTGAGTCTAGTCATGCTACCAGCAGGTCTACCAGCACCTTTGCGGTATCCACCTCTACTACTGATTTTTTCTTTTTGTTTTTCCATGTGTTTATTTAGTGTCTAAAATGATTCTTTTGATAAACAATCCGTTTATGATCCTAGTCTACGCACAAACTCTAGTTCTGGATCTAGGTATGTTATTTCCAATGTACTATCACCTTGACCACCAATATATCTATTAGTAGTATTGGTCTTAAAGTTTATTGTGCATAAGCCTAGGGCTTCATCTGCATAAAACTGGTTCAGGGCTGGGTCTGTAAACTCAACTTGACTGTTGTGTGTTTTACCGTATTTGACAAATGCTTGTATTGCATCATCTAGTGTTAAAGGGTATGTGAACATTATCCGCCCCATCTCCACATATTACAGTTCAATGTCCTCATTAACTTTAATACAGTATCATTACGCAATTGTGCCGCATAAGCCTTCTTCCATACTGTAACTAAATCTGCTTCTCCAGTGCTTATAGAATGGCCAGGTGCCGCAATACTTCTAGCAAGTTGATAAAACTCTTCTTCGCTGATTCCTTTGCTTTTACATACTACAGCAAGTGGCATTGCATCTGGATAGTGTAAGTTATTACCAGTCTTTAAAGTCTTTAAAATGGCTGTTGCTAACGGATCTCTGTGCCCAGGTTGTAGCACAAATTCCACTTTGTTATAACTAATCTCTTGTTCAGCAAATTGATGCCCATTAAAACGCACCCCTGGATTAACTCTAGCAAATGCGTGTTCTTTGTTTTCATTGCTACAACTAGGCAAGTAAAATGCTTGACTGATTGTAAAACTTGCTTTGTCTACACCAAAATATTCAATCATAGCATCTCTCCTACTGGTAAATTCTGCATTGGTCATTGGTGTAGCAAGTGGCATAACCATTCTAAATTTATCAACATAGTTGGTTTCGCGAATGTGGTGTCTATGTGTACTATAAATGAAATACTCATATTCACCCCATAATGCTTCTGCTTCTGCTATGCTTTTTGTGCCATCAACATCCAACACTAAACCGTAAATTTCTTTAACATTGGCTTTACAACGTTTTATTAATTCACTTGCAGAATACGGTGTCTTGCGTGGATTTGCCCAATCTGGATTTTCAAAGTTGTCATTCCAAGAGCACAAGTTAAACATTTTAACTTTAGTCTTATCTTCAATACATTCAATTGAATCTGTAACCATGCTACAAAATCTTTCAAATGTAGTGTCAACAACTTCGCTTGGGTGTATCCAAGCATCATTTATACTGTGATATAAGTTTACTTTCATATAGTTCCTTGCAGGGTTAAAACAGGGTGTGCAGGGTTCATCATTTTAACCCTGCAGGCCCGCTGGTTTTAAAATCGCCAATAGCTTGGCCGTTGTAAGCATTTTTGCCTCATTAATGGTTGGTTGTGCAGGGTTGCAGGGTAAACAGGGTTCTTTTGCACTTTCTGTAAACATATCATCATCTTCAGTATAAACATAGTCTTCTACGCTGTTGTCATCAAAATCTTCATCTAAGCCTGCATCGTTTTCAAACACATCACCAATTTCTACAATGGAAAAATCACGCAGATTCAATGACTCTTTAGTTAGAGCATCCTTTTTGTTGTACAAACCATTACTAATCATAGCATAATCAAATGTTGATACACTAGGATCAAGTCTGCGAACAGCACCACGCAAGTTTTCTTGTGAACTAGGTGACTTGCTGTGAATAATTTTAACACTAAGCCCT